AGACGGTGGTGGCGTGGCTGGTGTCGTCCACGATCGGGATCGGCACGGCCAGGCTGGACATCGGGATGACCTGCGCCCGGGGGCGGACCACAGAGGACTCCAGGGAGAGCTGGAGCAGGTCGGAGCGCAGCTCCTCGGGGATCAGGAAGCCGCCGTCAGCAGGGACGGTGGACCCGAAGGAGTTCTGGACCTTCTTGGCCTTGGCGTGCTTGGACCGCAGCTCGTCGGAGTTCTGGAGGTTGTCCACGTTGTGCCAGATCGACTGGAGGTAGTCCCCCATGCTGTCGAACGTGCCGTCGATCTGCGCACCGGTCGCGCCCTTGTTGTGGACCGCGCCCTTGCCGTTGGAGACGGCCTTCATGGACCGGTTGTCGGTGCCGCCCACACGGGGACGGCCCGCGCCGCCGTTGTCCTTGAGGAACGAGGCCAGACCAGCCTGGACCTCTTCCTTGACCTGGGCCTGGATGTCGCTGTTGGCCTGGGTCTTGGCGTTGGCGTAGTCCTTGACGAAGTCCGCGAACGTGCCCTCCTTGAGCATGTTCGTGACCTGCGCCGGGTCGGAGAGCTTGTTCTCCAGCTCCCCGAGTACGGGCTTGACGTCAGTCATATCTTCCTCCTCGGGAAGCTAGGCGAAGGCCCTCTGGAGCGCGTCGCGCACCATCTCGGCCTCGTCATCGTCGGTGTCGTCGCCGTCATCGGCGTCTTCGGGGTCGTCCTTGGTGGAACGGCCGGGCTTGGGGTTGGCGGGACTGCCTACCTTGTCGATCAGACCGGCCTCCACCGCCTCAGCGGCCGTGAACCAGGTCTCGGCGGCCATGAGGGTGTCGAAGTCTTCCTTGTCCCTGCCGCTGCGCTCGGCGTAGATACCGGCGATGGAGTCCGACACCTTCTGGAGCATGTCGGCGGTCTTGCGCATCTCCTCGGCGTCACCGGCCGCGAACCCCTGGGCGGGGTGGATCATCATCGAGGCGGATGCCGCCATGAAGCGCGTGTCCCCCGCCTGGGCGATGAAGCTTGCGGCGCTGGCAGCGAGGCCGTCCACCATGGTCTCGACCTTGGCGGGGTGGTCGCGCAGGGCGTTGTAGATCGCCACCCCGTCGAACGCGGACCCGCCGGGCGAGTTGATGTGGACCTCCAGAGTGTCGGCCTCCAGAGTGGCCAGGTCGCGCACGAATGCGTCGGCGGAGACGCCGAACGAGCCGATTTCGTCCATGATGTACACCGAAACGCGCGCTTCGGCGCGGTTGGTGACGCGGTACCAGGCGGCGCTGGAGAGCGCGTAGGGCCGGTACTTGAACAGTTCAGGCCGCTGCATCGGGCTCCTCCTCGGGCTGCTGTAGGGCGCCAGGGGCCTGCACGGGCTTCATCTCCATGGGTGGAAGGCCGACCGTTTCGGCTGCGCTGACCGGGTCCACACCGGCCGTGACCAGGGTACTGAACGCGGTGGTCTGACTGTTGCGCTCGGCGTTGCGGGACTCGGCGTCCTCGGGGGTGGGGTCCTCGTTGAGGGCCTGCTTGAGGGCTTCCAGTCGGGGCGTGGTCGTCCACCGGGCGAACTGGGTCTCACCGGCTTCGGCGTTGGCCCTGTTGACGTCCTCAGCGGTGCCGAGCATGGACTTGGGGACGTGGAACGCCTCGCGGATCATCTCGCGGGGCACGTTGCGCAGCTCGGAGAACTCCATGTCGCGCATCGTGTACTTGCGGTCAACCCACTTGCCCTGCTCCAGGATGGCCACCCGGTGGGCTGCGGCCACGCCACGGTGCTGCTCGTTCCAGCGGTCACGTAGCTCATCGAACTCGTCGTCGCTCATGCGCTGCTCAACCTCGATGATGCCGCCGGGCTCGGCGGAGTTGAGGAAGAAGTTGCGCGACCACTCGGCTGCGTAGTTGGCCGAGTCGATGTCGGTGAGCATGGACTGGATCGGCCCCAGGCCCCGGTAGGGGTCGGTGGGGTTGGGAGTGATGATACGGATGACGTCTTCGGTGGCCAGCGGGATGTCCTCGCCGTCCGGCCCCTTGTAGATGTACCCGCTGATGAAGTCGGTGGGGTGGGGCACGACGCTGATGCGGTCGGGCCGGATCAGCCACAGCTCCAGGGGGATGGTGTCGGTGACGGCGTCACGGACCACCACCCACCACGCTTCGCCGGTCAGGTCGCGGTGCTGCTGTGTGGCCTGCACGAACTCGGACTGGGTCTGGAACGGGTTGGGGCGCTCCCACAGCGCGAGGGCAGCATGGTTGCGCAGCTCGGCCCCGATGCCGTTCTCGGCTCGGGGTGCCTTGCGGTACAGGTGCCAGTTGGTGGAGGCCACGGCTGTGGAGGTCAGGTCCACAATCGAGAAGACCGTGCCCAGGTTGGCCATGGCGTTGAGCTGGGCCGTCTTGGAGTAGTCCACCTGGCCGGTCTGGGTCATGGACCGGAACCGGGACGCCATGGGCACGGGGGCCTTGTTGAACGCCGCTGCGAGGCGGCTGATGGTCGATGCCATGCGCTATCGCCTCGTCTGGGGGGTGTCTGCGGGGCTCAGTCGCCACTCGGCTACGAGCAGGGCCAGGCCGGTGACGACCAGCCCGAGTGCGGTGTGGACGCTGAACGCGGCGACACAGAAGGCCGCAAGTGCGCACAGGGTGAGCAGGGCCGACCCGAGACGGGCCAGGAACCGGGCGATGACGCCGGGTTCGGTGTGGACCCCGGATGTGGCGACGGCGTCGGCGCGCTTGGCCTGTCTGGCTGCGCGGAATCCTACGCCTACTGCGTCGATGGTGGTCACGGCTGCCATCCTAACATGTGAGTAACAGTTGGTCTACATCCACCGCAAACGTGTACGCGGGCCGTTGTCCACCTGCTGCACGGCGTAGCGCATGGTGTCACAAGCGTCGTCCTGCTCCTTGACGGGCTCCTCCTTGATGCGGTGGTCGGCCCACACGTACCCGGGGATCTCCTCGGCCAGGCAGGTGGGTGCCCCGCCGTCCAGCAGGGTCTCATCGACCTCCCACAGCGCGTCCTCCATGAGGAACAGGCGCGGCTTGCCGTCCCCGGCCTCCTTGAACCGTGCTGCGACGGCCTGTATGCCCTCTGAGACGGCCTTGCGGGCCTTCTTGGTACTCAGCCCCAGGTGGCGCTCCAGCGTGGCCCCGTCCTCGGCCTGGTGGTCTCGCACGACCGAGCGGGGCTGGACGCCGATCTTGTCCAGCACGGCCAGCATCGTCTTGGCGTGGTCCTCCACCAGTCGCTGTGTGTACATGATCTCGTACTGCAAGTACATGCGCCCGTCCGGGTCGGTGCGCCAGAACTGGGCGGCGAACGGGTGGACGAACCCGAAGTCCACGGACACGGTCAGCGGCCACTCACGCGGCACCTCGAAGCGCTCCACGATGTGCTTGGCGGGGTCGAAGCCCGTCCAGATCACGCCCTCAGCGGCTGCCCACTGCCCGTCCAGCAGCCGCAGGCGCTGCACTCCGGTGAGGGAGTCGAGCTGGGTCAGGTAGGCGGCTCCCGCGTCGGTGGGCTGGCCGTCAGCGGTGAAGTAGGCGGGATTGTCGCGGTGGCTGGAGGTGATCAGCTCCAGGTTGCGGTGGGCACGGGTCCTGATCCAGTGGGTGGGCGCACTGGGGTTGCACGCGCCGAGTATCTGCTGGTAGGGCAGCCTGCCGTTACGCAATCGTGTCCCGAGTGCCTGCCAGTCGCTCTCGGTGGCCTCGGTGCACTCGTCCACGAACACCAGGTCGTACTCGCTGGACATGATCTTGGTCGGATCATCGAGGCCCCCGACGACGATCACGGACCCGTTGTCGTAGGTGTACCCGGCGGCCTTCTGGGGTGAGCCGCTGTAGAAGGCCACTGTGCGGCTCTGTATCGCCTCCTGAGCGACTTTCTCCCGGAACGTGGACAGGGTGGTGGACCCCAGGCTCCTGGCCGTCTTACGGACGATCAGGGCCTTCGCACCGGGGTACTTGAGCATGGCCAGGTGGAGCTTGGTGAGCACGGCCCGACTCTTGCCCGTACCCGCAGGGCCGCTCAGGACGATCTCAGGGGCACGGGACTCCATCATCTGGGCCGGACCCCCACGGAAGGCCGCCGCGTGCAGCAGGCGCTCCATCAGAGCTTGTCCAGGTCCACACCCGTGATGGCGTAGGTGGCCACCTTGCCCGAGTGCTCCACCTTGGCCGGGGAGTCCAGGCCCAGGTACTTGGCCTCGCGGTCGGCCAGCCTGGTCCAGGAGGCGATGGCGTCCTTGTCGCCCGTGCAGGCCAGGGGCAGGACCCCCTTCACCATGGCTCCGATCTGGGCCAGCCTCAGGTCCACAACCCCGCGCCTGTCCTCTTCGGGCAGGGTCTCGCGGATCTCGGCCAGGACCTGGCTGATGCGCTGGTAGGAGACGCCGTGCTCGTGGGCCAGCTCTACGAGCGTCTTGCCCGCCAGCGTGTACCCGTCCCAGATGGCCTGGTTGCGCTCGCTGAGTCGTTCGTTGTCGCTCTGCGGCACGTGTCCCCCTACGTCGATACAGCCGGGGCTGTCGGATCAATATTTTGCTACAGCCACCAGTCTACCACGGTTACGGCTTCTACACCACCGTACAGCCGTAGGACACTCACCCCGGCATGGGGGACCCTCCGATGCCCCTCTCGACCCCACTCTGACCCCACCGCCAGTCACCTCCCACTCCCCTCTAGGGGGGAGTGGGGACAGTGGGATGACCACCCCACTGATCCCACTCCGACCCCACTGTCCTCTGACCTGCACAAACGCCGACCCCACTGACCCCACTATGACCCCACTGACCCCACTCTGGGAGTGGGAATGGGCCGCGACCCCACTGTCCTCTGACCTGCACAAACGCCGACCCCACTCTGACCCCACTCTCGTCCTGCACGTAGGTTTACACGACTCGGGAAGGCGTGCTAGAGTGTGTCTCGACACGGGAACGCAAGAACCCCCGCCGCATGATCGCGACGGGGGCCGAAGAACCCGGGGAATCCCCGGTATGAGGGTGGTAGCACACCCTGAAAGGCTAGGTAACAGTCTACATGACCAGCGACAACGAGTCCAAGAGCTACGACCGGCAGCTCCTTGAGGCAGCGCTGGACTACGCCGCCTCCGGTATGGCCGTCTTCCCCTCCCGTGTCGAGCGTCCCGACCCCGGGAGCCACAGCAAGACCGTGCAGCCCTTCGGACGCTGGCGCGAGGGGTCCACCACCGACCCGGCCCAGATCGAGTGCTGGTGGGGCACCTCGGGCACCCACAGGGGCCAGTCCGTGTGTGTGGACACCGGCAAGTCGGGCAAGGTCGTGATCGACCTGGACAAC